TAGGAGCCGTAGAGAGGTGTGGTGTAGAAAAGACCACGGAAGGTGATAGATGCACCTGTCTTCGCTGTCCACGTTGCGCCCTTCTCGAGAACGAAGGTAGAACCGTCAGCAATGGTTGCAGGCTTATCAGTACCAGCACCAACGAGCGTGATGTATCTACCCTTGTCGCTCTTACTGAGTCCACTGACTGTAGCGATAGCAGCTGCTGCTGACGTTCCGTTTGGAATCGTGTATGTATTACTGCCTGCTGTGATAGCTACATCTGTAGCATCCGCATTGATAGCAGTAGCAGCAGTAACAGCTGGGTTACCAGTGTAAATCAGTGGAAGGTCTACAGAACTACGCTTGAAGGTAAGGGTGGTGTAACGACCATCCTTATCGTCCTTCGTCTCTGTGTTAGAGAGGATGATTGGACGCTCGAGTTCACCGACGATGTACCACTCCTTCTTCTTAATATGCTTATAAAGAGCGATAAACTTACCACCGCTGTACTCCTCAATGAAGTTATAAAGGTTTGCACGAGCTCCACCCATTACCATTACAAGCTGATTCTCGCCTGTGGTGGTGATGTCGCCCTTCTCTGTGGTACCAGTGAAGGTTGGAATGTCGTGTGCCTCGAAGTAATGAGGAATCTCATTCGGTTTCAAAGGAACAGGCGCAACCTCACGATTAGCGTTAGGTTGTGGGAACTCCTTAGTGCGGTCGATTTGGTCGAGTGCAATGAGATAAACGATGTAAGAGATAGCACTACCGTGTGTATCTCTATCAGACACATCGTCGACGTGACCGAGCAATGCCATAGAGGCAAGAGAAACTCCTGAACCAGCAGCTGCACCGAGAGAGTGGTCAAGCAGCGCAGCTACGAGCATGAAGATACAAAAAATCGCAAACGTAACTATGAACATATTGCGAGACTGGCGATTTGCGTAATTAAATCCTTTCATAGGATTATACGCACGATAGCGTTTCTGAATATTGGGCTTTTTCATTTCTATTACTATTAATGATAATTATTGATTTAAGAAAGGAACTGAAGAGGCAAGCTGTCCCGAGCTTTTAATTCCATCGACTTTCCTCCCAGTTCCTTAGTCATTCATTCTATCGAGCACCTGGTACGTTAGGCTGCAACTTCTTGTTGATGGTGCGCTTGCCTCCGACACAACGCTCCAACTCACGGAACTTGCTATCGCTACCGATAATTACCATAATATAGTCGCCTACAGCTGTAGCAGTGAAGTCATCAGTGATGCTGTCAAACTTACCAGATTTGGTAATTTTTGGCAACTTTGTTTTGTCACCGCACTCAATACAGTAAGCTACACCAACCTTCGCATTATCGATGTCTGTGTAAGTTGTCTGAGTTGTGGTACTGTCTGTAACTTGCCAGAATCCGTTGTTACCATCCACCTTGTCGGTGATAGTAGCAGCAAAGAGATTAATAAAAATCTGTTGCCACTCGTAGTTGTTCTTGTCCATTTCCTCCTTAGTGGCGAAACGTCTACCTGTGAATGAAGCAGAAGTACCTTCCTTCCAAACACTCCAAGCACGAACCTGCTCCATTCTTTCCTCCATCTTCATAGAGAGCATTTCTCCAGGAGCATTCTCAAGGAACTGTATATTGCCTGGCTCGTGAAGCATCATGAATGGAGTCTGACCGAGATAAGGCAACCAAATGATGCGCATCGTAGTGTCTGGTACCACGCTCAATGCACCCATAGGTCCAGCGAAGTCTGTGTCCTTACCATAGATAGAACGGACATTCTTAATCCACCAATCCTGATGGTTCTTGTTCAAGTAAACTACATGGTTATCGAGGTCCATGTCCTCAGTGATTGAAGCACGAACGTCAGCAATGAACTCCTGAACAGCTATGAGGAAAGTTGCCCGTGTGTAGTTGCGATACGTACTTTCACCATGGGGTTTGAGATCATATTGATGAACATAGCGTACCAAAGTATAGAGAAGACCTGTTGCAGCATTGAGATAGCTACCTGCAATACCCTGCTCTGGTTCTATGTAGATACCACGCATACGTCGCTTATTCTGTTCAACCTGTCCTGCCTTAAGTGAATTGAGTAGCTGAAACTCAATCATCGTCCACTTAATAGGGTTAGAATCCTCTTTATTGAGATAACCGATGTAGTTACGCTCGAGTTCCTTCATCGGACCCCAGTCTAATTTCATCATGGCGTCATCGACGTATCCCATTTGATTCTCAATCTTCATTCCACCCTTGAAGACCTCACCTCTCTGGTAAGCCTGTGATACTTCATCGAAGAACGAATTGAAAACGAGGGCACGATCTTGATAACCATAAGCTACTGGGAAGTATTGAGTAAGATCGCGCACCTGTAGAACACGTGCGATGAGGGCATCCTGACGGAGAACAACGAACTGATTGCCAAGACCAGCATTGTCAACACCATCGTAATTCGTAGCGTAAGTACCCTTTGCAAGTGCAGCTGCATCAAGCATCTTGTTCTGCTGAAGGTACAGATAACGATTCTTGAGTGACTTCGCATAATTCCGAGCAGCCTTATAGAAAGCACTACCATCCAACTGCTCGTCAACTTCTGGAAGAGCACCTGCAGCACGTGGATTAGCTGCAATTTTGTTCCAGCGGTCCTTCATAGAGAAGAGAGAATGTTCAACACCGAAGAGATAATCAGCTGTATTAGCGAAACCATTAACACTTAGAGGAACAGCATTCACTGTTTGCGCAGGAACATCAGGTGCAGGGTTTGAACCCATCGCCTGAATATCAGCACGCATACCCTTGATACCATCGAGGATTCCTTCAAGAGTAGCATTACTCTGCTGTGCAGAAGGCTCTGTTCCATTATTGTTAGCTGACGCAGAAGGTTCACCACCATTCAGAACAGCCTGAATGGTGTTCAGCATCTTCTGAAACTCATCCGCCTGCTGTGCTGTCTGCTGAGCAGCTTGTTCGGAAGCAATGTCATCAGTAAGTGTACTCTGGTACTTCTTCTGATACTCTGCAACGATAGAGTTGAACTCATCCTGTGACAGACTTTTGTCTTCAAACTTCTGTTTAAAACCAAGAAATTCGATGACACTCATTAGTTTTTCTTTTAAACTCATAAATAACTAAAAATTAAAATGATACATTTATATATTGTAAACGGCAGTTTTAAGTTTCTTTGCCTCAGTATATTCACGCCCCATCGTAGAAGTCTCAGCGATTGCTTCTACCATAGTCTTACTACCATCCGTAAGACCGAGTTCCATCGCCTGAGGTGTATAAAAGGTTTCACCTCGCAAGACTGGAGCATCATCAGGAAGGTCTGCAAGTTTACTACGCTGTGAACGAACCTCTGATAAGAACTGTGCATTCATTGGGTCGAGGATGTCTTTCACAAATTGCTCATCCTTACCCTTGCGAAGATCATCGAACACTTTGTTCTTTAAGTCAGACTTAGTTGCTTTTGCTTCGACCTTCTTAATACCGAGCTTCGCAAAGTATTCTTCAAAATCATAGAAGCTGCACATAGTTCCTATGCAACCTACATAGTCATTCTGTGTCATAGCATAGATACGCTGACCGTGGCAGCCGATGTAATATCCAGCTGAGCAGCACATCTGCTCATAGAAGGTGAGGATAGGTTTCTCGCAGCTGCGTAGTGTTTCGCTCAAGCGGTCGAGGTACCACGCTTCACCACCTGGTGAATTGATGTGGAGGAAGTGACAAGATATTTGCGGATTAGCTTCAGCTGTAAGAAGGTCAGCTTCAAGTTGCTTGCTTGAGAACCAGTAATAAGAGTCGGACATTATTGTGTCAAACACACGATGATAAGCAATACTATTCTCTGGAAGCTGCTCATCACTGAACTCATCAGTAAGGGTAATTGGGGTGGAGCTTTCTTGTTTGATTGTGTTCAGAATTTCCAACAAAGCAAGGTGTGATTCAAGTTGATACCATGTGTGGGTATCAAGGTAGGCTAACATTTCTTCAATAGACATGCCGAACGTAGCCTTTATCTCAGGCTTTTCCTGTATCTTACCATTGAGCGGAAAGGCTGCAAGCATGGCCTGTCGGAAGCCATCAATAGTGATAAACAAGGGTTTTCCTGAGACAAGTAGAGACTGTAATTCTTTCATCAATATTCTTTTTGATGCGAATTTACTATATAATAAGGTGGTGACAAAAGACCTACAGAAGTGGGTCTGTGAGCATTTTACACTTGATTACGAGGTTTGCGGAGTTCAAATTTGAAGATATCTGAACTCGTGCAGGAATATCTGACGTACCGATGTTATGAGTTTTCCTATCAGATGTTTTGATTGTAACGATAGCACTTCTCTCTATTAAGAAGGTCCTGCGGGTTTCCTCGTCGGGTAAGTCTATTACTATGGTTTTATCGCAGTTCCAATAATTACCTGCTTCATTATCAGTAAGTTGTGGTATATATGAGAAAGTGTCTGCAATGAACTCATACACTTTCTTCTGTCCATACCTGTTTGGGTTTACAAGACTCACTTGTACTGTGTTTAAAAACTCTAACATATTATAAAACATTTGAGTGACAAAAACGATAGTTTAGTATGTATTAAAAAATATTAAATACATGCACTTTTTTGATACTTACGAACCTTCTTGGGTCTAAGTCGGTTTCGGAAGCGGTAGTAATTCTTCAACAACGCATCTGAAGATATAGACTTCAATTGATAGCTACGAATGAAGTCATAGATGACATCGAGGTTTCTTTTCTGTCGTCCGAATTCTTCATTCTCCAACAGAACACGGTGGAGTTCGAAGTTGAACATCCTTCGTATCTGAGCTTCTATTTCCTTAGCTGCTGCTGGAGATATGTAATTGTAATAAGCAGGATCTTTCCAAGGGCTGGCAATAATACCAGCCTTACGCTGTGGTAAGTGAATACAGAGGTTGCCATTTACGACATCAGGTTGATTGCTGCGCTGCTTTGTCATATTCTCCCATACGCAGAAGTATAGGTCTGTGGTGCATGGAATCTTGACACCACCAGTAGCAGTATCTTTACAATATTTTGCAGTTATGTATTCTGCAAGATACTGTTCTATTTGAATTGTGACAACTCGTTTCGTAGTCCTTTTTTTTCTCTCCATATCCTTTTTAGTTTTTAGCCGTCCTACCGTCCTACATTCCTACAAAATTAGACTTAATTAACGCAAAGTTACAGATTATCAATGAGATAACAAAATTTTATCACTCAAAAGTTTTGTTATTTCACTCTCTTTTTTCATCCTACAATCCTACAAAAACACATATTTTGTAGGACGACGAATCCAAAACAGAGAAAAACACGAAAAATCCTATTTCCTACAACGTCCTACAATCCTACAAATAAACAATTAAATCCTATTTCCTATAATAATAATATAACTATTTGATTTATAGGTATATATGTATATTATAGGTTTGAAAAGAAAAACAATTTGTAGGATTGTAGGATTGTAGGACGGCGTTTTTCTGAAAATTTATTTTCAAAAGTCACGTTTTCAAGGTTTTTTCTGAAAATTGGGGGGTACGGGGGGATTTTTCGCCTCCTTCAGTAATAAAGAATGTTATAAGGATATGATACGGTATTGATATGATATGTGATATAGATAGGAAAAACGAAGCGCGGCGCGCCCTCTCCCCACCCGCCCAGCGCGAGAGCCGGTGGCCCTCCAGCCCGAGGAGCCCGCGGTGACCACCTGGGACGTCACCACTCTGCCTACCCTCATCAGTCACCTGCTCGACCTGGTCGGCCTACTTGACGACCTTCCTCATCCTGCGGTCTTTGCCGCCGACCGGCGCGGCGG